CAACTCTGATTCGGCGGATATAATAATCGTTGTGCCAGGCGTGGATGCCACTGGATGTTCCCAGGGTCAAACTCGTGGTGCCGGCAGGTTTTACGCAGGTTGTGCGGGCTGCCTGGTTGATTCCAATCATATCTGCCACACGAGCATTCTCTTCCTTCACTACGTTCGCAGCGTCCGTCAAACTAATGTCGTCTTGGAGCACACGACCCGAAGCGATGCCTGTCATGGACACGCCGATGAGTGCATCCTTTTCAGTGGTCCGCTGCCAAACTGGGCGCAGATAATGGAAGTCAGTATAGCCTGCTTGGAGCGTGCCGATAAAGGTGGCAGCCTTGACCCGCTGTTCCAAATCATTTTGTCCTGTGATGTTACTGACATTTACTTCAGTCAGATTACAGAACTGGAATGGTCGTAGTCCAATCTCACAGCACGGGTTGGTTCCCCAGTCCTTGTCGTTAGATAAATAGATGCCAGGTTCGCCAGCGTTGGATGCTTCCACTCGTTTCCACAAGTCTAGGAAGAATTCTTTTGTGACCTTGTGCCGCAAAAGTACAGCAGAGTTATTGGCTCGTCCACGCTGCGGATTAGTCTCCCACCAGTTGCCAGCCTTGCAGGCAATCATCTCGTTGTCACTTGCGGAGAACAAAGAGATGAGAGCAGCACGTCGGATGCCGCCAGCCAGCACAGCGTCGGCAATGTGGCAAACGATGTCGTGGACTTCAATGGCAGACAATCTGTCACCATCATTTTTCTCGTTAAGAACGCCCTCAACCTTGACCAAGCACTCTTTGAGTGGCTGGGGTCCTGGGGCTTTGCCGCCCGAAGTTACAAGGCGAGCACCCTTAGGACGAATATCGCTATAATCAAATCGTAGTTTAGAACCACCGAAGAAGTAACTCCGGATAAGATACTTAACAGCGTCTGCCCATCCTTCAATACTGTCATTTACTAAATACCTCCGAGTACGATTAACATTTGGTTTGCGAATTTCTGGCAGTTCATCAACGTGATGTTGTTGGACAGAGTAGCCAACGCCAGTTCCGCCGAGCAGCAAAAACATAATCTCGCCGAAGACACGCCAATCATCAACTGGAGCGTAGGCGCAGTTGAACACACGATTGGGTGAGATCTCAATGGGCTTGCCAGCGAACTGCATGGAGCGCATTGAGGGTAATACCTTCTTGTCATAAACAAACTGATAGTTGTCCTTAATCTCTTGCTTGAGATTGGGATACTTCTTCATGTGCATGTCCATGTTCCGAGCGACTAGTTCTTCCCAGGTTTCACGGCGTTGCTTCTCTGGCAAGTATCTAGCGTACTTCATATACACTGTGATGTCAGATAAAATTTGTGTTGATACGTCCTGCTCATTCATGATGCTACTTGCTCCTTTTCAATACTTTGTTTTAAATCTCGTAAGCCTTGCTTGAGGCTCTTTTGTTCTTCATTCTCTTTTTTTTTATCGTCCGCTTTTTGGCGGGCGTCTTCTGCTTTTTTATCTCGGGTCGCTTTGAACTTCTTATACTTCTGGCGAAGGTGTTCGTCTTGCTCTTGCTTGGTCTTCATCACCACAGCATCGATCGTTGAGTGTTCGTCAGGTGGGAGCACTCGCAGATGAACCTTGGAAGTATCAATCTCCATCGGGTAGACAATGCCATCAACACCGTTGCGGTTTTTGGCTACGAACATACGACCTTTGTTCTCAGTCTTATCCTCAACCGTGCGGGAGATGGAACAGATAAAGTCAGCCACAAAGCACTTGCTAAATGCTTCACTGATAGATTCCATCGTGATTACATCTGCGTTTAGTCCGCTCCGGTTTGTCTGGGATGCTGTCCACACTGGGATGTCCCACACTTGACCGATGGCTCGCAGTTCTTCATAGATGTTACCGAGGCTATGGCGGAGTTCCTGGGTCTTGAACCCGCTTGCTGTTGGCTTCAAAAGGTCAGCGTAGTCCACGATAATCATATCGGGATTGATACCTTTTTGTTTTAGTTTCTCTAGGTGCGTTGAAATTGTGCGGGTAGAGGCTGACTTGGTAGGATACTCTTTGATAATGAGTTGCCCAGGGATGTGTTCGATGACCCCGATAATAGCCTCCTTCATGGACATCAAATTCTTTAGTTCGATGCCTGTGATGCAGGAGTCATAGCGTTGGCCAACCACAGTGTCGGCAAGTTCTAGCGTATAGTGGACCACCGTCTTGCCTTTGACAACTGCCATCGCACCTAGGTGAGCAAGCGCCATAGACTTGCCGGCTCCAGTTGGTGCAACCACTACACCAAGTTCTCGTTTGCCGAGGCCACCTTTTGTAATATCATCAATCTCATCCCAATGAGTGGAGACAGGGTTGCGCATCTTCATCTCAAAGCGGTCAAGAATATCTTCGTGATAGTCGTGCCCGTGATCGTTGTCTGCTCCAAGGTTCATAGCGTCGTTGATGACCTTTTGAATCTGGTCAAAACTCTGGGATTGGAGAAGGTCCACCGACTTGAGGATGGCTTCTTTTAGTTTCTGCTTCTTGCAAAAGTCTAGGGACTTTTCTTTAACATATTCTTCGTCGTCGTCACCGATGGCATTGCTCTTGATACGAGCCATAAACTCGATGACCTGTTTAATAATACTATCTGAATAATCTTCGGTCTGTGTCCGCACAACTGAAACCATTGCTTCATAGGTTGGGTGCGGGTAATCTTGCTTATGCTGGAAGAGAAGATCCACAAAGACTTGAAGATACTTCAACTCTAAATAACTAGTATCGAGGACCTCTTCCATTTGATTCGCAAAGTTGCGATCAAAGAGAATGGTCTTTACTAATTTTTCCTGGAAGGACTTTCCGAACTTACTGAATGTGTCGTATTGTTGTTCGGTCATTTAATTTCCTTGTTCCTTACTATAGCCTATATAACGAAAATATAAAGGGCACTCTCAAACTTTTCTATGAGAGTTTAACATCAACATAAGTTCGTCTATATTAAGAGTACCGATACCATCCTTGAGAAGCATTGTCCTAATTTTAGTGCGATCAAGTTCGACCCCGTCGTTCTCAATTGCATACTTGAGTTTGTTAACTCCTTGCGGCGAGATGGTAGAGGTATATAGCTGCATAATTTCATAATTTGAAGCAATAATTTCCTCACTATCGAGAACATTTTGATATGCCTTGACTTTCGCTTTATTATTTTTTGCGTGAGACATAATCTCACTAAAGCCATAGTCTTTATTTTCGGAAAGGAACGGAAATCTTTTAGCAACAGTCTTGAGCCCAAGACCCTTCACTCCGACCAAATTATCTGATTTGTCGCCTACGATTGCACGTGCCCAGGCAAAGTTACGAGGGTGAATATCGAAGTCCTCAAGCACTCGCTTTTTGTTGATTATTTGTTCGTTTTTCCCAGGACGCAAAATGATAGTATGATCGTCACACAACTGGAAGAAGTCTTGGTCATTTGAGACAATTACTTTCTGCCACTCTTTATACTCATTACAGTGACAAAGCCATGCGATGATGTCATCCGCTTCTATATTTTCTAGCGACATCTGTAAGATGGGGAGGTTTTCCAAATACTCAGTCAGACGCAACAGTTGTTCGTACTTATTTTCCCTCTCCTCTTCCGGGGTGGAAAACTCATACTCTCTATTTAGTTTCGGGGCTTTCCGACCAAGTTTGTAGTTTTTGTTTTTATCACGACGAGACTGTGATCCGCCAGGTCCTTCCCAGGCAATCACTACACGATCTGCCTTTGCTCGGCGAACCTCCTTTTGTAGTGACCGCAGAAATCCGGTTAGTCCTCCAATAGGATGACCATTAATATCCAACTGAGGGGACATGACATAGTTACGGATGAACATGTTTTGTCCATCAATGATAAGCAATCTTTTCATGGGGTCTCCGGTAGAGTTTTACTTCTTACCTATTCTACACTCATCCTCTAGGATGTCAAGAACTCTTTCCTTAAACTTCTTATCTTCTAAGAGCTTCGGAAAGTCTTTGCTTTGGAACTTTTTATCTTCGCCGTCAACGTTGATAGTATACCAAGCGCCGCTGCGAATACAGCCAGGCGTGCCAGCGATAGCAGTAAGCCAGGAACCTTCGTCATCAACGCCAACACGGTCGTTAGCAAGGTCAAACAATACATCGAACTGACAACTCCTTGGTGATGGTCCGAAGCGAGACTTCATCGTCTTGGCACTGGTGTGAAAACCAATGACCTGCTTCTTTTCATTTAGGATCTGACCGTTGGCTTTTCCCTTGTGCTGGGTCAGCCAGATACGACTGGAGGCATGATAGGGTAGAGCCTTGCCACCTGGCTCCACTCGGTTGTCTCCAAACATCACGCCAATGTTGGTTTTCAACTGGTTGGTGAAAACTACAGCGATCTGCTCTTTCCCAAGAGCCTCCGTTACTTTTCGCATACCTTTGGCTAGTGCTTTGGCAGTCAATCCGATACGGCTGTTAGGATCATAGTCCCCTTCGATCTCAGCCTTAACTGGTGTACCAGCAACGCTATCCCAAACAATACAAACCAACTTATCAGGGGCCTTCTCTCGAATAAGCCCGATAAGACGTTCAATGCTCTCAAACACCTCTTCGATTGTGCCAGGCTGAACATACATAAAGTTATTCTTTGTGTCCAGTCCTAACTGTTCCATGAAATCTGGCGACGCTGCGTTCTCTGTGTCAATATAGACAGCAACGCCTCCCATCTTTTGTGTGTTCGCTAAGATCTGAGTGACGATAAGACTCTTGCCGCTGGCAGACTCGCCAGCGATTGTGGTGAGTTTGCCGACAGGGATACCCCCGTCTCGGCGGTTAGAGATAATATAATCTAAAAGCGTTGACCCAGTTGAGATCCAGGTTTTGACGTCCGTTGGATTATCTCCGCTCAAATCGTATGCAATATTTTCTTTGGCTGCCTTGTTTAGTTCATTACGCAGATCACTTACAAGGCTGTTTCCGGCTCTATTTCCCATTTAATCTCCATTTCCATAAGGAGGGGCACCTATAACCCCGTGCCCCCCTGCGGGTGCTGGTCAACTACGACAGCAAATCATCAAACGCTGATTCGATATCCGTCACGGTTTCCATGCCCGTGTTCGTGGCAGGGGCAGTAGTCGTGGTGTTGTTGTAACGAGTGGACTCGGAGGTAGTTGTGGTCTCCGTGTCACCCAAGGTATCGTTAAGAACCTTTTGGCAGTCCTCGTAACTAGCAACGTCAAAGACATCCGCAGCGACTTTGATGGTTTCAAGAAGAGTGTTGACTTCTTCTTCGGTCTTCGCCAAGGGTGAGGTGCGGCGCATTGGGCGCACATCAGTCGTTGGGAATGATTGACCCGACTTCTTGCCGTAGTCAATGCGAATGTCCGTACCCTTTTCGGTATCGGTAATGTCCCCGTACTCGGGGTCAAGGACTACATCAAGTAGTGCTTGGTAGGTGGTGCGGGAAAAGCCCCACCAGCGAACGCCCTTGTCCTCTTCGCCACGGACGACGATGGGAGCGAACACTCGCATCTTAGGCCAGAAGCGTTTTGCTGCTTCCTTTGAGCCGTCAGTGCCTTCGTTCCAAAGACTGGTTCCCCACTCTGCAATGGGATCTGCGTCGCCATTAGTGCGTGGGCTGAGGACGGTAGTCTTACCTTCGGCACCCATGCCGTAGTGGTAATACGCCTCAAAGAATGGATCGCCGTTTGGCGGGCATACTAGTCGCAACTGGTGCGTGCCCTCGTCTGGCTTCCAAAAGTTTTCTGAGGAGTCTCCTCCCCGATTGGTAAGAGCGGCGTGCTTCTGCCGCATCTTTGCAAGATCAATACCCATGTGTTTCTCCTTTACTGGTTAGTTGACCGTGTATCCACTATACCACATAAGGAGAGGGTGTAAAGTTATTTTTCTTCGGGTTCGTCTTCTATTTTAAAAATCTTAAGGACTTCAACAGGATGAACCGCAAGTTTTTTATTGGTGCTCAAGAGAAGAGAATTAGTATACTTTTCCCAGTCTAATTTTAGATCTTTCCCAGTCTTCCCCTCGTGTTCAAGGGAGAGTGCCGAGTTCAGAGCGTTTATCGTATAGAGAGTATTTGTCTGCTTCTTGCGATGCACTCGAATAGTATATAGACGAGGATTAAAAGGAGAGCCCGACTCGGTGAGTGCATTGTATGTAAGAATCTTTTTAGATGGATCAGATTCTTGAGCAAGCAGGAAGATGAATTTGTTTGTCAACGTCAAGTTATCAACGATAGCCTGCACTTCTGTCAAGATGTCCTCATCATTGTCGGTATTAATAAAAGATGCTAAAAGAATGCCCCTTGGGCGGGATGAGTTTGACATTGTATGTTCACTTTCCTCGGAGATATTAGTCTTATTAAATAGTCTGTTAATTGGCTATTCTACCAAAGACTGGATCTGAGTGGAGAAAGCATGACACAATACCATGATTCCTTCAAACGTAGTCGGATGGACCGAAAAACTCACTGTTTTGCCGTCGCTTCGAAAAGACCTTACGTATTCTTTTATCTTCTTCATCAGGGATTGATCCCTTTTTAGGTCTTCCTCGGGGATTCCAAAATAAAAATGCATTTCGGTTGTATCTTGAAGGGGGAAAAGAAAGTTTATTTCTTCAGTATCTAGAGACCCTATGCCGAGGCTAGAAATCGAAGCCCAGTCGAGAGGCTTTAGCTTTCCATTTACTACGGCTGGAGAGTGCTCGAAGAAATTAATCATCGCCAAAGCATAGGTTATAAAATAATTGATCTTTTTGTCATACTCTTCGATAGAGGCGTCGCCGATGAGAGTCTCAACAGTAGAATAGTGGGACAAAAAGAGATTATTGAACACTCCAGAACGGGCGTACTGCTGCAAAATATTAAAGGCAATCTTATCATTGGTTCGGCTGTCAGTAGAGGACATTTCCCGATCCGGGCATACGTACAGGACATTGATAGTAGCGTCCTTAATACACTTGAGAATACGTAATGCCGCACCGGTGATGGGGTCGCCACCGCAGAGGATAAACAGAACACCATCGCCCTCTTTAACTGATCTCAAATAAGAGGATACTTCTGCCTCGTCTACATTCTCTTCGTATTGGTCCATTGATGAGTAGGTGCCTAATTCCAGTGTCCCCCTCTCATTGCTTTCATCTAGTATCTTGTATATTCGATATTCAGGGTATGCTGTAAATTCCTCTGCTAAAGCACATCCTGTCTTGCCTAGTCCTATAATCTTATCCATGCTTTAGTTTCCGTAAGTTTGCCAAATTTTCCCCCTGGGAGGCATTTATTTCAAATGGTCCAAAGTTAGTTGATGACATTAACTTAAGTATGGAAGGCAATAACCATTCATCCTCATCTTTAAGATCAACAATTACCGAGTCATGGATAATAAATGTAATATAAGATCCAGTCCCCTGGGAGCGTAAAAGATAATCTATTTTAAGAGCCTGCTTGAGCGTTAATTCAGCAGACGTAGACTGAATGAGGTAATTGAGAGCGTGGTGCTGATCAACATTATCCATACTCTTCCCGTAAGGAGTGGTAATTGTGCCATCTTGCCAGTATGTATCAAGTAGTTCCTGTTTATTATAAAACTCTGTAAGCCTCAATCGTTCAGCAGGGTCGCCCTGTGATGAGCCATAGAGCCAGGCAAAAAAGGCTACTTTAGCATCCCCTCGTGTGGCGATACTCTCAAAGATGTTGTTGAGGTGAAACTCATGGATGTCGCCAGGAGGTTGTGGCTTGCCCAATAGTCCTAAGAGAGTCCGTACTTCAGCCCCATTGAAATCAATCTCAACAAATGAATCATTGCTAGGCTTGACGGCGCTGCGTAACGTTTTAGGTAGTGTCAAAATAGGAAAACTGTCTTTCCGGGTGGTAAGGCGTCCAGTTCTGGTGCCAAACTGAGAATACTTGACGAAAGGTGGTCTGCCCATAATAGTGGCAACCTGTTTCCCTAATTTAGTATCCGACTCATACGTTCTTAGTGTCTTAGGGCAGACGTTTATCTTGCGGTGAGACATATCTTCCAGCATCATATTAACATGATGATGAAACCCATAGCGTAGAGGCTTTTTTACATTAGCAAAGACGTATTCTGTTATCTTGTTTTTTACTTCGCACCACTCGATAAGAAAACGCTTTGGTACTAAATCAAAAAAGCAGTTTTCCGAAAGGCTGACATGTCCGATATTGAGGGATCGCTTAAAGGACAGCACTCTTTGAGAGATGTCAGACCAGTCATCCTTTAGATATTCGGGGATTATATCTTCTATTTTTTGTCCCTCAAGGTACAAAGAAGCATATTCTACATCGTGATTTCGAAGATAGGGCGAGTAGGACCAAGTCCGAGCAAGGGCAGAAGGCAAAGAATCTAAATTAAAATACAATTGTTCGTCTGCATAAATGCCTACACACTCAGTCTTGTCGTCCAGTGTCTGGAAAAGCATATCGCTCTTCTCCTTTCCCACGTTGCTTTATTATATCCCCAACTGTGTCGAGTGTTAACGGATCAGTGTCGTAAGGTCCAATAAACTCTTCTTGGGTATATCTCAAGGCTCGGCGGTAGCCGTTCACTCCACTCAGGTTATAGATATTCATTATTTTTTGAACCTCTCTTACCATTAGTTCCCGAGATTTCCGAGTAGATCGTTCGAGGCGTCGTAGGTGATAAAATGTCCGTAGCCTCCAGCGATCCTCATAGAGAGCCGCAAAATTATCTAGGTCGATCTGAGTGCGAACGATTGAGAAGGTCTCCGGCGGGCACACCCCGTGTTCATAAAGATAGGGTTCACGTGCAGATACTACAGGTAAAGCCGCCACATAGGTATTATAATAAGATACTAGTTGAGGCACTAACACGTCTATATCAGAATCCCAAGTGGCGCTATAGGCAGTAGAAAACAAAATATCAAATACCTCGGGCTGGGTTGCGCTCCTCACCCCTTGATATGCCGCATAGCCCGGCACTACTTCTCCCTGATCATCAAAATGAAAAGTGATACGACGCTGCACATCTCTCATTCCGTCAATTTGCGAGTACCCAAAGGCAACAGGCGGGATCTCAGGATCAAGATAAAAAGGCTCGCAGGACTCAACGGTAAGATCATTAAGAATAAATTGTTCTATAGGGACACCATACATGTATTCTTGCATTGCCGGACTACGTAAATCAGCGATGAAGCGCCAAGGAATGTTTTTATCTATAGCAAAGCCATATTGAGCAGCGATGCGGGCGACTAATTGAAAGTTGTCATCCTTGTACTCATAAGATTTTGTGAAATCACTAGAATAATCGTCATTGCCTATTTCTATCATTAATCCGGAGGCCAATGGTGAAATATAATTACTTTCAATAAATCCCGATCTGGTCACAGGTCCAAGACTTATCATAATCTCGTCCATAAACTTCTCGAACATGCCCATGAAAGAGTTTATATCCCGAACCTTTTTGTCTCGACCGTTTCGTGCCAAGAACAACTGATTAAAGGCAGGATAAATAATTTGAGTCATGTAATCTCGATAGCCGTTATCGATTGAGTCCCATGCCTTAATAGCGTTGGGGTTTGACCAGGGACTATTCTTATACAGTTGATCATTAGCCGACAACTCACGTAGGCGAGTACAAAAGTCTCCCCAGGCATCTGCTACAAAATTGAGCGTAAAAAGAGTGGTGCCACCCGCATAACGCAAAGGCTTTAGATATTTTTCATCTACTACAACAGTATTTCCCTTGGTGTTGACTAATCCATAAAAACGGTCAGTAGTCCAAGTCTCCATAAAATTGGAAATTAAATTATCGGGAAAAATCTCTTTATCATATTTCTGACGCTCTAAAAAAATCTCTCGGGAACCAATGTTGTTTTCTCCATAAGAAAACTCTTCTGGTGTATTTTGGGGGTCTGGACGAATTTGGTTAGCCACTTATTTACTCCACATGATTGTTAAGGTTTTTCGCCCGTTGGCATAGCGTACAAGCAAGTCAAGACTGTTCGAAACTCCCCTGGCTTAATAGAGTGACTAGACCTAACGACCTTATAGTACCCACCGATGGATAATACTTTATTCGCATAGTCTCCTAGTGCAACCCTACTATCTACATAGATATAGTCTCCATTCTGGTGTAGGTTGTTCCCAAACATCACAATTTCTATATTTTGAGGGAGAATCAAGGCACGAGAAGAGGCGACTGTTCTCTCTAGTTTGCTAACGCCATAATTCGCTGCCTCAATCTGAAGTGCTTTATACTGGGGCATGTCAATTTTAGTGAAGTTAAACTCTCTTGCGAGTCCTCTGTCAGAGCCGAGCACGTAATGATAGATTCCATTTTCTTCGTCTTTCTTTTTGTCCCCATATCTCTCATCTGGCTTTATCTGGTTAGCAAAAAATACATAATGATGAAAAATCTTACCACCCTGCTTTTTTTTATAGACTATGTTATTATTGCGTTGTTGGTACCGGGTAATAGTTTGAGGTATTAAGACCTTTTCTTGGATAAAATTATATGAACTATAAACAGTCATGCCAAAACTAGTTTGAACCGTATAATCACTAAGTTGGTTAACGAGAGATCCCACTAGAGTCTGTAAATCATCCACAAAGGACCTCATAGGGTAGGAAGGTCTCCCTTGTCCAACAAACTTTTCATAGAAAAACTGCATATAATATTCAAGAGAGATGGGAATATCATAAATTGAAATATAATCGCCGTTATTGGGTAGCCCTAGTGAAGTTGGGTCCATGGTGCCCAGGACAAATTTTACATCATCACGCAACTCTGCCAATACAGAGGCAGTCTTTAGAAGATCACCAAGGCGGAGATAGAATATATGTCGCTCTCCTTCCTGTGGTGGACTATAAAGATCCCCAAGGTTGGGTGCTTCCTTGCTTTTGGACCACTTTTCAAAGAGGCGTTTTATCTTTGCTTTCCAGTCGGAGTCATATATTTCCGCCCCACGCTTTACCTCGACCTTCTTACCATCTCTATAGACTGCCCTGAAGATCTGCTGATTGCGGACCAATGAAGCCATCATAGTAGCTAGGCGCTCAGGCTCTGTGACTTTTAAATACAAATCAATGACCGAGTCTACTACGGCCAATTGAGCAGAGATCTTTATACTAGCCGCCGATCCGGTTTTGTTAAGGGTGGCGGATTGGAGTGCGACTTGAAGATATTTTCTCTCCAACATGAGCCCCATATAAGAGGGCTCACCTGTGGTTATAGTTTTCCCATCCTTTTGGTATTGCCCCTGGGTGATGAAGTTATAGTAAACATATCCTATTTTTAGAGCATCCGACTCTATTTGCTTGATCAGTTGGGTGTGCCCCAGGGCGCTTAGATCCATATATACAGTCTTTTGATTAAGTGGGAGTTCTTGGTTATATTGTCCAAAAATATCGGAATGTACACTTGCAAGATAACTATCAGCACTTCCCATGTATTTTATAGATAAAGTAGTGGGACCCTCTTGAGAAAAATTAACCTCATAATCAACGAGTCCCAAAGTAATCACTCGCTGGGTGCGGTTGACAGACTCTAAAAAATCATTTAATTTGGTTCGCTTGGTGTCGGCATCTCCCGAAAACAGGCGTAATAATTTTTGTTGTGATCCCTTGGGGACATTCCATCCAACTGCCACCTTTAATTGAAGGAAGTCATTTTTATCTAGAAGGGAATCACTTCCTCCGTTAATGGGTAGGTAAAGGATCTGCTTTCCCTTTGTCTTGGCGCTTTCCATGAGGTTCTGGAGGTGGTCCAATTCTACAAAAAGTGCTTGGCGGCGGTCGTCTAGGGTATCCCTTGAACCATTTGGACCAAGATTGGGAAACATCACAGAGGTGCGGCCATTAGTAAATAAAAATTGCAAGTAATTTTCGTTAACTAGTTCTCCCAGGCTCCCAAAATATAGTTCTAGATTTGCCCGTATAATCCTGTCACCTTCATGCTTGTTGTGGTAATCCCAGGTAAAAGATTTAATTCCCACATTGGACCCTTTATCCGATTTGGGCGATAATACTTCACTTTGTGTTCCCGCTCTCCGAAGAGATGCTAATTCGAGACTCCTTTTTTCAGTCATGTGGTCGCTAAAATATATTTCTTGCTCTTCACCATCCCTGTTGACCATAAAAAACTTAAGCAATGGCTGCAACAGAGACAATTGGCTTGGTTTAGCGTGAAGGAACTCACTTGAAAAAGCGGGATGAAGAAGCCGGGTATTGACATCTTCGGGTGGTCCATAAAATGCCGCTACATAACGGTCTACATTATATCGCTTGCCATCCTTGTCGAAGAGTCCGTATTCTTGCGTAACGGCATCTAACATATCAGTGCTAGCATTTTCTATCTGTTGTTGAGTGACAGGTAGACCGGCGGTTGCATCGGGCAATCCGACGCTGGATCCAGCCGGCTGAAGGAAGTCTTCAAATCCTGTAGTATATAAAAGCCCAGATTGCTTAACAAGGTCTTGGATAGAACTAAGTAAGATGTTCTGGTTTGAGCCCTTAGCAGTTGCTACCTTGACAGCGGTTTTTTGTGCTGGAGTAGCCATCTAGAAATACCCTATCAGATCTTCCAACGGAAGAGGAACAAAGTAAACATCCCCCACCTTGAATTCAGCCTCTGAAGCCTTTTTATTATACCAGGCGACCACCCACCAATAATCCGGGAATCCATAGTATTGGTGGGCTATATTGTATAGTGTATCTGTGGATTTCCACACAAGTGGGATGTTCTCTAATTGTGCTCGAACCTGTTCCGAAGGATATTTAATTTGGGAAACACCATACTGGAATGCTTGAGAAATGTCCCTCTTATCATAAAAGGTGTTTTTATAGTCTTTGTTTTTATTTAAAAATATATTCACATTACTATAGCGAGAATAAGCCACGATGGTAACCTCCCAGTTTTCATTATATTAATTAGTTAAGAAAAAAATTTATAATCACTCAGGGGCCAGGGTCCGGGTTCCGAGTGAAGGTAAGATTAGGAGAGGGGATATCAGATGCATAAACATCATTCACTTTGTTTGTAGGAAGGATGATACTCTCTGTGTTGCGAGCACCCGGATATTTATCTGTCTTGTAGGGAAAGTTGCCAAAATTCAAAGTGGGCTCGTTAAATACATATGAAGTCTTTTGGGTCTCTACTGCCACCCCGTTAGAGGTAGTGACCACGGATTCTGATGCTGGCTTGGCTTGGTAGCCCAAAGAATAATCGTGAAGGACAGTAAACTCAAAGTTCAACTTAATCGCCTTAGGGTAGTATTCGTTATCCTGCGGATCCCCAGTTCGAGGACCAGCAGTTTTCTTTCGATTAAATAACCCAATATCTACATTGGGATCAAATGTTATGCCATTTATATACCCCATTAATCCAGCCCCAGTCTTAGCATTGCGAATTAGATTACCAAAACTTAACTTCCACAGAGGGTCTTGGTTCTGAACAGCATATCCTCCTATGGGTCGCACATCATATACAGGATACAAGAAACTTAGGAGTTTGTTAACCCGTGCAAGATTTGCCTGAGCGTGTTCGAAAGAATCAGCAGGAACTACCCATGCAACAGATATAGCCCGCTTTACACCCTGAAAGGTTTCGATCTGATCCTGACGACCAAAAGCAGTTTGTTTGCGCCATGTAGAAGTGTAACCGTCGCTCAACTCTTCCAAGAAAGCAGGGAATTTTACTTGAAAACCCGTGGCAATATGGCGGATAGTAAGATCTTGTCCTTGACCCTTGAACTGATTCCAGGCTCCTGGAACTTGGTTATCGTCATTGATGGTGCGCTTTAGAACAGTGCTCCGATCAGTGGCGACTCTTGTATCACCTAGTCCGGCTGATATGAGTTCATTTTCGAGCAAAGCCTCTTCAGATGTCCTTGTCTTAGCCATAAATCAAAATCTCCCTAAAACCGGGTTTTACTAAAAAAGCCATCTTTGGAATTATAAACAAGACCAAACCCTGAGGGTTCCATCTCTTTCATCCTCCCCTCGCCTGGCACACCATTCTGATTGTAACGAGAAGAGCCAGGATTATCACTCCGATATTTTGCCTGTTGGGCAATTTTGTCCTGAATGATTTCCGAGGGAGTTGGAAGATATCCATCACCACTCGAATTAGCAGTCGGATAAGAGATATAATTCTCACTCCCAAATCCGGTCTTGGCTCCCTCTGTTTTATAAGGAAAGTTGTTAAAATCTAGATTTGAGTCATGGAAAGTAAAGCGTTCCCCTCGCTGATTGGTGGATGACTCCTGAAATCTCTTCTTCTGCTTGACGAAAGTTTTAAACCCCAGTTCATTCTCGTGCAGAACATTGAATTCCAGGTTAAGGCGAAAAGTTTTGGGGAAGTATTCATTATCCTGGGGGTCCCCATTTAACCGAGCCCCGCCAATCTTTTTACGATTAAACATTCCATAATCTAAAATAGGATCAAAGGTTATTCCATTTACAAACCCCAACAGACCTGTAGCACCGGGGGCTTTGATGATGTTTCCAAAACTTAGACGGATCAACGGACTTTGATTTATATCTGTTGCCCCAGTTTCTCCATTGCTCTTGTCATACAAAGGATAGAGGAAACTAATAAGTTGATTAACTCTCGCAAGGTTAGCCTCAGCCTGTTCGAATGAATCCGCTGGCACATTCCAAGCGACAGAAATAACACGCTCAGTGTGAGAAAACACACTGATAGGGTCCATGCGCCCAAAGACGGATTCCTCAGTCCATTTCGAAGTGTAAGCATCATTAATATTATCTAAAAAAGCAGGAAACTTGACGAGGTACCCAGTAGGTACATGCATCATAGTTAAGTCTTGCCCCTGTCTTCGGAACAAATTTTGAGCACCTGTGAGCATTTTGTCTCGTTCAAAGCTCTTAAGGGTTTCAATTTCTCGGAGCCGACGCTCGTTGGTGGCAGCGATACGTTCATCGATAAGTTTAAATGGTGATGACATCTTTTCTTCTCCCTAGGATAAATACGATGGATCAAAGATTACATCAAGTGCAGTCTCAGTCGCCATGGCGAACTCTTGCTTGCCCACCTTTAATGTAATAGGCATCGTAAGTTCTTTAACGACTATTTTCTGCCCTTTATTCAATCCGCCGCCTTCATTACCCAAAAGATTTGTTCCGCCCAGAACCATATCTCCCTCATTCATGGCGTGTAACACCCCGTCGATTAGGAAAAAGTCATCAAGTTTGGGACCTTGCTGGACGGGGATAGTGGATTTTCCCGGAGGGAGACTATTAGGGTCGGAGGCGGTGGCTCCCGGCTCCTCCATAGGAGAGAAAAGCCCTGGGGCTTCTCGGGCGGTCATATAACCAATAGCGGCGGCCACAGGTCCTCCCATCATCGCACCGCCGACGCCGCCGACTGCGCCCGCTGCCAATCGCTTCTGCGCTTGCTGTTGTTCGGCTTCAGAGTCGGTGAAGAAGCCCAATGATTGCAACACGTCTTTGGCGGCGAAGAAGATCGCAAATGCGGAACTGACCACTCCGCCGACAATCTTTATATATTTCCCAATCGTTCCCAAGTAGCCGGTAATCTTGCTTAAAACTTTTCCTATATTAACGAAAAACTTCACGAAAGGCAGCGCCAGAAATCCAGTAAAAGCACCGGTCAGGGCTCGCCCAAAAGCAGTGGCTGAATCTTTCATCTCGGCTAGCTTCGTAAGGGCATTCCCTAAACCATTCACAAAGTCAACCATAACATCGGCATTCTTTACTAGCATGTTTTGAATGGCTATTTCAATCTTTTCCGTGGCTCCTCGATAGTCTGAAATTCGCTTGTTCGCTGCTTCATCTTCTTTGGTAATTTGGTGAAGACTCTTGCGGGTATCCAGAAGTCGCTTTGCTCGTTCTTCGCTGATCTGAAGTCCTCCTGCAAGCATTTGGATCTCACGCCTATTCATCTTGTTTACATCAAGACCTTGGCGCTGGAATTCTCCTCGAATGGCCAAAATTCTTTCATTATGTTCCAAAGACATGATAAAGGCGCTGTTTAACCGAGTTCCAAACTGGGCGTTCAACATCATTGCTCTTTCAGCGGCACTCTCGAACGTATCAAAACCTTCGGCTACCTTGAAGATATCCTGTGTTTCCATCCCCAAGGAACGGGCCAACTTCTTTAGTTTAATAAACTGCCCCTCGGCTGCTGTCCCGTATCTGGTAAGGGGATCTCGCAGCCCATCGAGATCCTTCAGGATAGTTTCAATTCCTTGTCCCACTAGTCTTGTAAGATCCTTAAGTCTATTAAGGGTGCCAATTGCCTGACGGGGAGCCTGGTTCATCGTGGTACCGAAGAAATCAAAGGCTTTAGTCGTAGATTCTATCGATGCACCAAAGTCTTTAAAATTTCGGGTAAGGTAAGCCACTTCGTCCTGGACTGTTTCTCCTAGAAAAGCAAAATCTTGATATCCCGAGTTGAGACCCACTAGAGCCTTTTGAAGGTCTACAAGAGATAAAGTATTATTGGCAGTATCCTGTCTAAGGCGACCAAAATTATCAGATAAAGCGGAAACCTGTCCTGTCTGTTTTGCCAGATCCGCATTCAAATCACTAATAGAGAAAGCCATTCCCACCGTCTTATCTAAGACGCCACCCATTGTAGTAAAAAGTGCTAAATGACCTTGTGTCAGTTGGTTCACAAGAATAGCAGAAGCACCCATTGCTTCGCCGAAGGGTCCGATAGCCTTATTGGCTTTTTCTACTGCCTGCTCATATGTCTTTACAGCAGCCGCTGCTTTCTTGGTGCTTTCCGTCTGTTTAATCTGTTTCTTGTCGGCTTCGTCAAGTTGTGCTTGGGCGGCACGCATGGCTGCCTGTTCTTGTAGGCTAAGGTCTAGGTTTTGTTTCTTTAATTCTTTTTGTTTTTCTAAAAGAACTAGATACTCTTGAAGACTGGCGTTATTCTTAGCACGGGCCGCCAATTCGGCTTCGGCTTCCTTCACATCAGCAGTAGCCCTCTCCGTAGAAGAGGTTGAAGACCCTTTGTTCGCCGCATTTTTAAGCAGCTTTAATAGTTCTTCCGCTAATTTCTTGGGATCATTTTCCGCTACCATAATCTAGAATTCCTTGGTTAATTCCGGATAGGCCAGTTAATACCAGACTCACGCTCGAAACGGCGGATTGCCACATCAAGACGTGCTTTTTGTTTGTAAGTCATGGGATCATCCAGTCCATACTTACGGATAAAGTCCATATATCTTTTTTCGTTGACCAAAGCGTCAGTAAAGCGGGTCACCTCAATACGGTTTCCTCGTACTTTTACTGGGATCCTACGACCTTTAAACATCTTGGACAATAAGTATTCAATCCACGCTGCTAAGACGTGGAGAATATTCTCGTTCAATTGATCACTTTTAAAATCGTTAAGATCTAGGATTTCGTTTTCAAAATCGATCTTCATAGATACACATCCTCCGCTCTACTAAGTAGTCTGATCATCTATTTATTTTTATGTGTATCTTTTGCCACGAGCACCACCTGATTTGCGGCGGGCTTGCTGACGCTGTTCGTTCTCTCGTTCCTTGTATTCTTTAATTTGCTGTAAAAACCAAATTCGCATACGAACTGGTAAATTATAGGCTTCGAAGAAACTCCAATTGCCGTAATACTTTAGTTGGAACAGTTGTTGGTAAGTATTTTGGATATACTCGTCACTTAGGCCAAAAAAAGTCCACGCCGAGCGGGACCTCCATATCGGTCTCATAGTCACAGTTAGAGCAAGCATAATGTTGGGCTAGATTGATATTAGGAACAATCTCGCTGTAGCGATTTCTAAGGTAACGAGCATCACGGGCTGGCATGTTTTGGATGAGGGTTTCCTTCATGATGGGAGACGTGTCACCGTTTACACTTACAATGTAGGTTCGGAACAGTTCTGTCATGGTTCCGCTGCTTTGGTTACCACGGCTCTTCTTTTGAAGATTCTTGGAAAAAACCGCCTCATCCGCACTTGTTAAAAGGCGGCACTCTACCTCTACTTTGGTCATAGGAAGAAGAAACTTAAAGGTTCCTTCCTGGGTCTGAACAATATCGTCGGCAGTTGCTAGGGTTTCTGCCACATTGTTGATGGGCGGCTCTGCTAGGTCAAAAGTATATTCATCAGCGTTGTCGCATGATGGACAGGTAATAGTAGTAGTGTAATCAGCGCCATATCCTGTACGGCGAGCACCCACTAGAAGAGCGTTTTTATCCCCTACCAATAGTGTATCAACTCGAACTCGCTTATCCACAATAATATTTTGTAACATACGGTCAAGTGCAACGCCCTGCTTGAGGAGTGCCTTCGATGTGAGGATGTCCTCTTCTTTCGCCGTCATATAGCGAATTTCCATAGTGGTCTGGTTGTAAAGAGGATGATCCTCGGAATAGAACCTACCTTGACTTGGCAATTCTACAAACTCACTAGGAACAGCCCAATTAATACTAGGGGCTGTAGGGTTATTGTCAGGAGACAAGCCCGGAGGCGTGTTACTGGTGGGCTGGGGAGATCCTTCCGCTAGGAATTCCGGATCAATATTTTCGGTACGATTTTCATTGCGACTCATATATGCAACCTTTCTCTTCTACTAGTATATAGCAAAAGGAAAATAAATTTAAGAGACTCTTGTTTTAATTTGCCGCAGCAGTTTGACTGAGTCCGTATGCTTGAGTTTTAGTCAGTTTTGCCCAGTCATAGGCAATCTCGACTGTTACTTCATTCATGTCGTCTGAAGAGTAGTCCAACGATCCTCCGAAATCTACCGAGGTAATGAAGGGATTTTGAAGTTCCCAACGCTCGATAATATTTCCATCTTCATCAATCTGGTCAATCATGACAATGCCGATTGCATCGTAAAAGCCCTTCTTGCTCAAACTTAATTTAGAGTTATTTGCAGTCGTGGGGAACTTGTACCCACTGGCTCCGAGGACATCCAAGAAAGCGTAAGACAAATCAGGATCAACAGGGTCAACCAGAGTCACCGTAATGGGATCCCAGGTTACACGCCCAGGATATTTGAAAGTATGGTCAATGTACTGGTGCTCAATTACACTTACATTAGCCTTTGGCTTGCTGGCAGTCTTAATCGTCCATACGGGGATCGGTACTGCAACACCTTCCACTTTATTAGTAAATTTCAACTCAAATCGAAATCTGCGTTTCGGTTCAGTTCTTACGTCATTCCAAAATAAACTAGCCATTACCTGTTTTTACTCCTTGATATAAATAGTGTCCTGCCAAATTAATCCGCAAATGATGCGCCACTATTTGTGACAACAAAATCGATTGCGAAGAACTCGACTGCCCTTGTGGGCTTAACAAGCAACTTAGCATAGATAATGTTACGATCAATAAGATCAGGAGTCGTTGTGCTTTCGTCGAGAATGAGACGGAATTCTTCAATACCGAATTCAGCCTTTACGCTTTCAAGCACAGGAGTTGCCTGACCGATAAATCGATCCCAGGTATCTTGCACGTTAGGAGCAAACAACAAGCGAGAAGCAATGAAGGAAATCTCACGCTTCAAGTAGATCATCAAGCGACGGACGTTAATACGATCCAAAGCCGATGCTGTTTGCTGTAGAGTCTTTTGACCAAACACTACGATTCCTTCTGCGGGGAACTTAGCAATTGGGTTAATATTATTGTCATACAATGTGTCTCGGTCGTCTGAAGTCAGGCGGCGAGATACATCGAGGACTGGGATGCCAGCAGCACCCTCACTCAATCCACCTCGGGTGAATCCAGCAGGGGCAAACCACGGAGCCTGAAGTCTGTCGGTAGTTGACAAGACACCCAAGGCAGCAACGGTTGGCGGTGCCCACAATGTCTGATTCGTATTGGAATCAAAGATGCGGACCCATGGGTAATATGTGGCACCATAACTATTGTTGATGCTTCGTCCTGCTAGAGCATTGGCGGCAGCACTAGGCGTGTTACCTTCGTTAGCAGCAGCCGGCCCCAACACTGTTTCAGCACTTGGTGTATATCCGTACTGAATATCAATAAGTGCCAAAGTGTCTGCACGATTCTCGGCTGTATCCAGCAAGTAATCAGTTACTGAAGATACCCAGATTCCAGGAATCGTCACTGCATTCATCTGAACATAGTCGGGATCCGAAGCGATGTTAATTGCTTTACGAAGACTAAACAGTTCGTAAGAAGCCTTCTCGTCCGTGGCAGTACTAAAGGCGCTGTTGCGGAAAGGTTCACGCTCGGTGATGTCATACCCGTTAAAGCCACCAGCAAGCATCGTCGTGAAACGATCCAAGCCTGCGTCTAGCGAGGCAGTGTACGACCCGTTAATAGCCGACACACTTGTGGCGTCACGGCGGTAGCCGGGGCCATAGGCGTATCCTGCGGTCGCCGATCCAGAAATGTTATCAAGAGAGAAGACCCAAGATGTCACTACCGAGTCAGTAAGCGAATTTGTGGTCGTCTGACCTTCAATATCATGTGTCGTTGCCGCTGGATTAGCCGACTCCCCCGAAGACTGAACATCGAAAGAGCGAGGGCGTAACATATCGGGCAAACTTTCATTATAGAAAGTATCCGTTGCACTACGTCCGGACCAGGCTCCCCAGTAAGTACCACGAAGAGAGCGGGGGGATCCCCACGTACTCAACTGGCGCAGCGGAAGGCTTGGGAAGCGGATGCTGCAATTCAGCGAAGCGGTGGTTGCCATAAGAACTGGGAAATTAGATTGACTACCCGAGAAAAATGCTGAACCGGAAAATCCAGCATTTCCAAAGCGTAATGAGTCCCCGCCATTAAGCATGGTCTCGACAGAGTTAGCATACGTACCTGAGGCGGCGGATCCGAAGTTTGACCAACCACCAGATCCGCTAGCATAAGATACATCACGGTATTTGAGAGGTCCCCACACACCGAAGGGTAAGAGGCGACGCTCGCCAACACCGGCTGCTACGTCATCGTCCATAACGACTCTGATGTAATTAGATTGGTTGGGGAACTGACCGTACTCTACATTGCGTAGATTGAGCTTATCATATTCCTGGTACTTATCACCGATACGAGCAGCAACAAAGTCCGGGGATGCCGGGTTAAGATTGAGGTTATCATAACGCTCAATGATTTGTACCGCATTATCTGTGTCACCAATGGCACGAACCAAGACCGAGAATGATCCGTAATCTTGGAAGTTACCCTTGGGTGCAGTAATGTTTGCAATCGATATTTTTACTTGCCTTTGGATTTCTTCACCGGCTGTAATCGCTTCCAGACGGAAAAGACGTTGCATGTTACTAGCGTAGTAAGCAGCGGCATTATTAGACAAGTCCTGTGCAACGAACCAACCAGTCGAGGCTCGGGTCGCAGCACCTTCGAAATCATTTTGCTGCTTTGTTATCGTGCCGTCAGGCATTGTCATAGGTAAAAGTACTGCTCGGAAGGGTGCTGCGAGAGCATTGCCCCCTAGACTATCAAGTACTCCAATAGAACTAGTACTAGCCTGGGACAGGGATCGCTCAAAAGTTTCACCTACCCACAAGTTTCCACCCTGGGAGGCAGTCATTGTGGCCTGAGAAGTAATAGCCGTATTAGTAATAGTTGGATTAGTGTTCAAAGCCTTGCGAATAAAGTTTTCACTGGCAGGATTAAGACTAACTGTCACTTTTTCGTTGACAACAGGATCAGACCCAGTCACTACGAGATTAATACTGTTAATATTGGTGACTGATCGTATAGTCGAGCCGTCGAGCATCCTAGGATCAGCGCCGGGAAGAGTGGCGCTTCCACTTAAAAGAATGCGACCAGAGTTGCAATAAAATTGGGCTGCTACTGAACCTGTGATATTACTGGCAGTAGACTCCGGAAAGACCACGAGAGCATAGGCTCCGCCGTCATCATTGCCGGCATAACTCTGTGCAACGGGGGGAACTTTCCAACCTGCCCTACCGTCAGTCGTTGCCTGTGCGGACTCGTCACCCAACACTCGCATGAAGGTAATAGGTCCGTTATTGGCTAACCATGCCTGTGCAGCAAAGGCTGCATAGGTAGGAGCGGTGAAGTCGCCTTCACGCCATACATCCGTGGCAATATTGCCAGGAACAGGGTTGCCGAATGTTTCAACAAATTCCGAAAATGAGTTGATTGTAACAGGTAAGTTTGCGGGTCCTCTTTGGGCTCGTCCCATAACAAGGGGACCTGCTGCCGTAGGAGTACGAGGTATTTGAGAATTATCGATCTCATCGATAAAGACGCCGGGTGAAATGAATTTAAACCGTCTTGAAGAGTTGTCAGCCATTGAAAATTGTTCTCCTCACTAGAAACATGATTGCATGGTCTTGGACACTAAATGCTATTAATAAATAGTAACCGATCGCTCCAAACACCCTGCAATATCTTTTTCTATTTAACGGCGGTATTTATCTTTTCTTCCCACGTGAAATTCGGGTTCATCACCCAGAACCATACGCTCTCTGCCAATCGTAACTTCTGCGGCTGATTCTCGGACAACAACATTAGGGGTTTTCTGATTCTTGTCTGACCCGATTAAGTGACCTAGAACCTTGATTGTTACGGTACTCTTAAACAATCGTTCGTCAGTATCCAAACTTTCATTATTACTATCGTTGCTAAGCCCCGGATCGATGAAGGCTTCGTAAGTGTGCCCCTCGTGTTGAACAGAGAATACAGCAGGAGTAGAGAACTCTGAGAGGAAGGGTGCCAACATCTCATTCATCTGTGCCTGGTATGAAGAAATAATCTTAATCTCGTAATCCACTTCCACAAATGTAGGATAAGGAACAAACAACGTTTCGTATACCACCTTCTTATTGTCGAAAGGGAATGTAGAATAAGTTTTGTTTGTCTTGTCCCCAAACTTATTAATAGCCGTAGCGTTGGCTCGGTCTCTTGTTTTTTCCTGCATGACACGGCGGGCTATAGGTATTGCGCCGCCTCGGTCATAAAAGTCAAAGTAAGGAGGAATATACACCCCGTATCGACCTTTGTTCTCGGGGTTCTTTGTGAGTCCTCGACGTACAATCGCTATGAGAGGATATTCCAACACACGGTCATTAGAGCGCAAGTCACGATCGTTCTTTATAGAAAAAGATCTCTCAGGACTGGCAAAGATGATTGGGACCTTTTTAAAGCCGCTATTCGTTTCACAGGATACCGATAAGTCATCATTTAGGTAGTTGAACAAGGCTTGGTCAATATCTTCCAGCGTTGATGGCTTAAACCCGTATGTCGAGTCCAATTTCTGATTTAAAGGTGTACGAATTGGCATTATATCTATCTCCTAATTGAGTCGCCGAGGAGACGACCGGGATCAAACATTCCCTGGCGAGCCTCACGTCCCGTAATACTACGAGCCAAACGGTACCCATCTGCAAAGTCTGAGTCTTGACCAAATAATGTTTTCTTAGGAGCACTCACGTCTATAATCTCGAAGAAAGTATCATCATACTGGACGAAGTCCCCTAAACGTAAATAAAGGTTCTGATCTTGTGAAATTCGTCGGTCATTAAAATGTGCCGTAATCATACGCACGTTATCAAAACCGTATGTACCCTGTGTTCTTTCTGATTCATCAAAGTTAACGAGACAATATACTCGAACAGGTGAGTAAAAAGTTTTTTCGAGGGCTTCACCGTAAACATTATAATTTGTTCGATCCAGATCAATAGGGAAATAGAGAATCTGTTGCCCAATTACCTTCTCAATGACCTCATCATTAAGTTGTTTTACAAAATTTCTTTCAGCCGCCCCAACAAATAAGGGAGGAGGTGGCTGCAAAGGTTGTGTCCATCTATTTTGAGCCATTTAATTATCCAACATAAATGCCAGCCGGCACCTTAATGGCAATATTCTGAATACTCTCTTGCATGGCTTGATCTTTCTCTGCCAAGGCAGAGTATACCATCTCATCCAGCACGGCCTTTAATTCATCTCGCAATGCTGTCTGCTCTTCTTTAGCCTCAGTGATGAGAGCGGGTCCGTTCAGGGTGATATCATTGTTGGGGATGGGGATAGTTGCCAGTTTGGAACGTACCTGCCCAAGAGTCTCCTTGACCAATGATAAAGCAAATCGACGTATCCACTGTTTCCCAATACTGTTAATATTTTTGTAAGGCACATTGGGGAAAGGTAAGGTATTAAGGTTATTGACTCCCTGTACCCCATGTTTGCGATCAGAAGATTCTCCCAGCGGATCAGCGGAGGGATGAAAATCTACCCAAAACTTCTGGGGATTAAAATCACTCTGAGGTCTAGGGAATATTCTTAGTTTATTATTATTTAAGCGAAAAGAGAAATGTGAGGCTCGTACATGCATATCCTCTTTAAAGGTGTATGCCTGAAGGACATTCTGCCACGCAGGGACCAACTGAAAAGTGCTATCGTCCGCATACATTCCGTAAGTAGACAGGTTCCCTACTGTTCCCACAGCGTTCCCGCCAAAGAAGTTCCACATTACAGCAGGTGTCTTATAATATACTCGCACGATGTCTATGGCCTGTTTTCCAACACTATTACTAAAGGGCGATCCTGCTTCCAGAGATGCACTATAAATAATAGCCTGTAGATCATAATCTTGCTGCTCCGGCACCACTCGGAAGGAAGCCGAATAAATTGTATCAATTGAACCCACGCCCAGGTGAGTACTCATGCCTTTCCCAATAGAGGTCAGATACTTAAAAAGATATTTTGGGTATTTGAGACTAGGGTTAGCAGTGATGCCTCCAGAGCCTGAATATTCTGTAAATTCGCCGTCTTGATCGAATGATCCTGTCGTAGCCCCCAGCAACTGAAATAATACATTTTTAGACTGGTGGGAGTTAATTAAGTAAGAATATTCTAGGCAAGCCTCTTCGTAGGCATTATACACATTTCTAGGAGTTATCTCTAGATCTAATACATTGCCGCCCAGTTTGTTATATGTGTAGGCAACCTGATCAACTGCCCCACTTAAGAACGGTGAAGTACTATAAATATTGTACGCTAACAACGCACTTACATCGCTGGTGCTCCCTGTTGCTGGGAGAACAACTGCGCTTTGAACACTTCTTGGTTGTAAATCTGTTGGCATCTTAAACCCTCGCTTCTTTATAAGTAGTTTTTCTAATCACAAAAAATGATTTGAATAAAAGAAAACCCCGTCACTAGGACGAGGTTCCCTTCGTTGTTATTCAAATAGTCTTTCGACTACTCGCTAATTAGCCACCCGAGGGGTAAGGCACATCGGCGACAAGGTCGGCAACAACAACAAGACCGTACATGTCAGGTCTAACCATCTTCTTCGCATAGCGAGTCATCACGCCCTTACGAGGCACGAAGTCTTCGGTTCCGAAGATGGTAGGTGTGACTTGCAGTGGCACGTAAGGTGCATACACATAGCCGCTTTCCAAGAAGCTGCTTCCACGGCGACCAACAAGAATGAGGTTGCGAGGGAAGTAAGGATCGACATGAATGTCCATCTTACGGCTAATAGAACCTACGTTCTTGACACCCCAACTTCCCTTAGCCTCATCAACGGCAGCCGTAGCACGGAATCCGCTGGTGAACTCAAGAATGTTGGCAACTTCGGGAGAGCAAACGATAAAGTTTGCGCCGCCACGGAGCGTCTTACGATGGATACGGGCGCTAACTTCGTTAACGGTCTCAAGACAGGTCTCGTACCACTCGGAAACGTTTCCGGTGAAGTCTGGGTAGCTCGACAAGCCACCTGCTGCATCGATACCGACAACGGCACCGGTTTCACGGTTCAGGAACTTACCTGGGCTGCGAGACCAGTACAATGTACCAGCAGTTGCACCCTTGATAAGGTCTTCAAGAATCTCTTGGTCAATTTCAAGAGCCACTTGCTCAGACAGGATGCTTGTCAACTCAACTTCAGCGTCGAGGTTGTGGTAAGCATTCAAATCTTGTGCAAGTTCAGGACTCCACTTAGCCTTGAGCTTCTTAGTAACAGCAGTCACAGCGACCGAGTCGATCTTGATGTCGATCTGCGGGATGTGATTGTTGTTTTCCAGTCCCCATTGATTGGGAGCAGGAGAGTTGGCACCAACGATAGAACCGAGGGCACCGCCATCGACGAACGCATCGACGATCGGGTAGTAAGCACGGTTAACATCAGCAATAGAAGCCGACAGGTTGGCTGCGCCACCACCATCAGCGGGAATAGCCGAACCAACAGCGGCAGATCCTGTACCAAAGAATACAAGACGCAACTCGCCAGATGCCGTGTGCTCCGAAGTCAATGTACGAACGAGGAATTGTGAGGTTGGAGATGTGAGATTTCCAACAATTCCACCATTTCGGGTTGCAACACCGTCAACACCAACCACAAGAGCAACATAGTCATCTTCGTTGATGTTAGAGGGTTTTGCCAATGTGGCGACAGCATAACTGGTAGAACCAGATACGAAAACCGGGTCATCACGCAACCATGTCGAAACATAGCCGCCCGGAGACGACTTTACGTCACCGAAAGTACCCGAGGCAATAACGTTAAGCTCCGGGGCTGCAATGACGGTAGATCCTGTCGGGCTTGCAAAGCCATTGTTCAAGTTGTAGAACGAATAGCCATCATTCGGTGCGCCGAGGTCAACACCACCTGTAAGCTGAGAACCGACAACGCCACCACCGTACAGTGATGTGTTCTGGTTTTGAGCCAAGCGCCACGTATCTGTCATCGCATCGTCACCCGAGAAGGTGAAATCGAGGAAGAAGATGAGTCCGCTGGGGAGGCTCATGGGTTGGACCGATACAAGGTCCTGTGCCAAAAGGTTACCGAATACACGGCGAACGATTGGGAATGCAACTGAGGCGAAGCCTTCGACATCTCCACCAGACATTGTGCTGGTTTCTTTAAGCAACTGAGCAGCCTGGTTTTCCAGTAGACGAGCCATATTGGAACGATTAATATCGCCCAGACCCTCTAAGAGACCAGTTCTTTCCCACTTGCCTAGAAGTGCTTCACCCTCATTGGCCAAGGAACGAGCCTTGATGCCTTCTGTTAGGGTATCTAATACAGACATTTATTTTTCTCCTTATAAAAAGATTTGTATTATTTTGTTGTTCCGGCGAGTGTGGCCCAACGATTGTAGGTAGGTTGCCCTTCGGTAGATGTCTGCTCTTCCGAGCGGCGACTAGTGAGGACGACTGAGGATCTTCGAGTGATCGCTTCAGACAATGATTGTGCAGCACGTGGTTGACGAGATTCTGCCATTGTCTTTTGAAGTGTTTCGAAGATTGTCTTTGCCTCTTCTACTGATTGTGCATTCCCCACCAACTCAGCAATTCTATTTTTTTGCTGCTCATTCAGGGAGGTGTCGTTTAGAACACGATTCGCATATAGTAACCGAGCATTTTGGAGGAGTAATCCCTCTAAAGTGCCTTTAACTTCTTTAAGTGTAGTACGTAATTGTAGATTTTCTTCTTGGACGCCCATAAAACGATCACGGGTACGTTCAAGTTCTTTAATATCTTCTTCATCCATGCCGTCGGTGGAGGTATAAATGGTTTCCTCATCCGACTCTAATTGACCTTGTGTCAGAGCCTCTTCAGCCTTCTCTAATTCTACTTTAGGAATATCGACGACCATCATCTCTTTAAACATCGTCACCAATTCGGCTTCGTCAATATCAATCTCGTCATCTCGATTACCGGGGGCAACATCCCTTGGGAGGTCGCCGTCTAGAGAAACATCAATATTGTCTGCGACATCGGAAAGGTCAGCCTCATATTCTTCATCGCTAGGGACTTCATCAGCGGCAGCCAAAATATTTTCGAGGTCCACGACAACCTGATCTCCCTCTTCCGAGAGATGGGACATCGGAACCTGTTCCATTGTTGTAGTAAGGTCTACCTCTTCTTCTGGCTCTGCGCCAAGGTCAAGATCATCTTCTTGTTCTAATAGTTTTTCTACCGCACTTCGTACTTCAGTGGAGTACTTTTCGACTACTGCCTGTTCGGCGGTCTTAAGCGCAGATTCTCGAAGTGTTTTAGCATCGAGAATGGCTTGCTCTAACATATTAGACATATTAATATCCCCTTCTATGATGACAATGCATCAAAATAAATAGTCAGCGGTGATGTCAAAGGACAAGGATTTTACTATTCTGTAAGACCAGAGCCAGTTAAGGGGAACATGGCTTGTTGGTCGATGCCGGTCAAAGAGGCATAAATAGTCCATCCTTGCGTGGTCTGGGCACCTACATTAAAGATATGCACTTCGCTGCATTTCACGTCCAACGTGATTGCTGGAGTACCGGTGGACGGAAAGCTGATAGAGTGGTCAGTTGCCACCTTAGTCGAAGACCCTGTAGGGACAAAGGCTAATTTAATCTGGTCAGCGGTGGGCAAAAGAGTAATGGATTTAGTAACTCTTGGGAAAGATACTGCTTGTCCCATTCCTGTGTTGACTGGAGTAATTCCAGATCCAGTGACAAAAGGAACTCCGGAAACTTGGTAAGAAGATACGCTACCGAGTCCAGCGTACTGGCGAGTATAATATTGAGTTGTATCGGGCGATGTTGCCATGGGTTTCTCCTTTATCTTCTAGTCTTAAGTAGTGCCTGGGAGCGCATATTTACTTTTCTGATTAATCTTTTAGTTTGACGGCGTTCCTCTGCCTTGATGGCAGACTTCTTCGTAAAGTGACGCCTTTCTCTTAGTTCTTCAATGATTCCGTCTTTTTTAACCTTCTTACAGAAACGGCGGACCATGCGGTCAGCATCACCTCGGCACTCTTCTGCTCGAACTGTTACTTGGGTATCGAGAGGCTGCTGCTTGTTGTTGTTTTTAAAATTATTATTTCTTCTCATTTTTTTATCTTTCTAATGATTAAATGTTTTTGACGACGTGTCCCCAGTTTCCGAATCCTGGGATATTAGTTATATCAAGCCCTGGGTCTGCTGGGTCCAGACCCTGAAGGGCTCCCCCTTTACCGCCCTTATCCGATGGCAAAGGCTTGGTGCCCTCAAACAATTCAGGGTTTTCAAATTTGTTTTTTAAGGAATCGTAGGAATTAGTTCCAATAGCAGACAGGACCTGTCTTTTTGTTTCTGCCAACGCAGGAGGAGTGGGTTGAGTTGCATGGTGAGGTGCCGATGGGCGAGACTCTACCAGTTGGGTAGCAACCCCCATACCCTGAACTACTTCAGTTATAATCCCAGAAAGAACGCCCTCCTCAAAGATGACCTCTTTGACGCATTCTTTAATAATATTTTTGAGTTCCGATTTTTTCATCTCTTTCCTTTCTATGTTAGCCGGCGGTGGCTAACGGATTACTACTAATCATTGCCCACTTGCTCCCGGTCCAAATAAATTCAAATGCAGCACCTTGTTTATTATTTTCGAAGGCGATGCCGCTATACGAACCGAGTATGTTTGTAGTGCTCACCGCAATAAGCACATTGTTAGTGGTAGTGTTTAATATAATTTTTAGTATTTGCCCGGCGGTCGTGCCGTCCGCTATGGTCATCACATGTGCCCCGACAGCGTGGTCCATCGTAATAGAGGTAGCATCGAGAAGATGAACAGAACTAGCGGGAGTAAGAGTGCTTGTAGTTCCACTACCCAAGTCTGTGCTTGTCGTGCCTAATATGACCTCTTCTGTTGCCTTAAAGTCTCCACTTACTTCAAGCGAGTGGGTTGGTGTTGCCGTATGAATGCCGACATAACCATTTGTTCCCTCTAGTGTGATACGGGCAGCATGACCACCGTTTACACTAGCATTAGCGATCTGCAATGGTCGGCTGCTATGACCAATCAGGGGGTAAAATGCATCCATAAAGAAAGCATCTGCCAAAGATCCCGTGAAAGTCGTACCGGCTACATCCTCTAATGCCAGCGAGCCTTTTCTGTTATTTCTGCCGGAGGTATCTGAGTTGCCATCTGCATAAAAATCTATAAAAGGATTATCAGACTCATCTGTATTATCAGTGTCGGCAACTAATTTAATGCCCACAGATTTTTTACTAGCGAGTCTTAATACCGCATCTCTTTCGTGACCTGATATATCATTAAAAGGGTCTACAATGTCCAATAGATTTTGGGGTGAGTTGTTCCCAACACCAATGCGGTTGTTTCCGCCGTCAATATAGAACATATGAGTGGCGTGATTACTTTCTACTCGGAAGTCGGTATCAATAGATCCCTCGTTGAAAGTAGATCCGCCATTAACAACCAAAGACCCAGTTACTTGGACTGTGTCATCTGAGGTGTTCCCTAGGAGGATCTTCCCATCCGCTGTGGCTCTAAAGCCCCAGGATCCGTCGTCGTCTTTTGCCCCATATCCTGCACCAGCCATCTTAATCTCCTAAGATATCGTTTAGGGCACGGTTAATTTTGTCTGCCTTGGTTAAGTGGGTTTTGATTTTATTTTCTGCTACCAAAAACGCACCAGTTGTACTGGGCTCAGAGACCAGGTCAAAGCATAATAACTGGAAATCATCCTCAACCATGGTAACACCGCCCTGCTGGCGTGTGGAGCCTAAACCACGACTTGAGATGCCCAGACATACGCCACCTTGGACCAGTTGCTTGGCAATTTGTCCAGCAGGAGTCTCTAGAATTTTTATCTTGCCCATCACGTTGTCGCCGTTCCACCATACATCCGTGATAAGATGGCTAGCGTTCTTCAGGTTGATGACCGACTCGTCTGGGTGGTCTAGTTCGCCAAGTGAGCGGCGCTCCTTGACAAGTTTTCCATAGTTCTTTATCTCTCTTTCGAGGATAGTGCGGGGGTAAACTCGCCCGTTACCATTTCTAGACTCAGCCATTTGTATCTTGCCGGCTAAAATAAGATGAGTTCCTTCACGATTTCCCTCACGCTCTTCCTCTGTGAGAAGATCGTCACTGTAATCTAAGTTCATAAACTCTTTTAAGACATATTTCTTATTCATTTTGTTTCTCCTTTGAGTGCGGGCGTTACCCGCACGATACTGCTACCCCTGCAACAATTGGTTACTGGTCTTAGCATCCATTTTTGAGTCCATGACCCCTTGCGTTCTGTATTCATGCTGTAATCCTCCGTCAGATATAAGCATACAAAGTGTATACGATGTACCCGATGCCAAACAACCCATTAAAAAACAGTTCACCATCGAAACATCATAGGTAAATAGTTCTGTAAATGGGTTTAGGAGGATAAGAAGCACTCCTACCCAAAAGCCTACACACATAGGGCAGTGAAAAAAATATGCTCGTGGACGAATGGGTTCTAAAATTTTAGAATATACGATAATCTGTGTCAAGCCATAAGCAGCAAGAATAAATACTATTAACAATTCAATCTCTAATACAGGTATCCATACCCAGCAAAGGTATATGTAGGAGCGCCGATAGAGTTAGCCCCTGGCGTATCCTGATAAGGGGGGATCTCTCCATAAGCCGTGGTTTCATCAGCAGGGGGGTCGGTGAAGTTATCTTCTATATTTTCATCATATTCTCTTGCCTTGTGTTCTTCGGCTTGGGTTTTTGCAAGATACTTATCCAACTGATAAAGTAGAGCCTCCAGAGTATCTACTCCACTTTCAGAAGTTTTAGGATAAGTCGCCTCGACCATACCAAAAACAGGTCCACCGGTAGGGTAGTCTTCAAGGATTCCCTTCTGTTGAAGGTCATACATTAAATCTCGCTGATAATCGTAAATATCCTTATCTACATATGGCTTGGGCATGAGCGTGATTTTGTTTTCCGACGGTACGATCACAATGTCCAAGTACTCATGGTCATGAATAAGCAAATTATTATCTAGGGTTCGAGTAATCTGAAGGGATATTCTCGCCTGGGGTGGTTTGGGCTTAGCCTCACTTCCGAATTTAATTTTTATTGGCATCTTCTTGATACTCTCGGACAAGTTTTTGCAGTTTTAAAACCTTAATGATTTGCTTCTCGTCCATCTTAGAGACGTTCATGCCCTCTATTAATTCAATGACCTTCTTTGTGTTCGATGTCATCTCTTCATCCTCTGTTACTTCAGGTGATCCCAAAGATTCCTTAACAGAGCGGTGAATTCTTTTTAATTCTTCGGCAAGGTGCATACGAAACTCTACTGATTGCATATTAGGAGTGGACACAAACTTTTGAAGTAATTCTGCCTGCTCGGGAAGTAGATCTTGATACTTTTTATTAAATCGCTCTACAAAGCTATCAACAACTAGATTGTCTACTGGTTCAATTTTCTCTTCTACAGATTTATCTTGAGTGAGGTTGTGGATAATCTTGCGCTCCATGAGTACACGATTCTTTACCGAAATGTGTTTTCCAAAGATTTGAGACAGCGTCGCATAAGATTTATAGTTAGGGACAAAGTTATTAAATGTTTCTTTACCCAGTTCCTTATTTACCCTATTAATCACTTGGGATTGTTCTGCAAATATTTCATCCCTATCAAGGTCATCATACGCACGGCGGGCGTGATGCACAAGTTTTTCGGCAGTATAATGATCCACAGGAGTCTCGTTATCAGTCAGCGACTTAAAACAATCCAACTCTGCAAAAAGAACCATACCTTTCCGGAAGTGCTCCGAGAGAATTCCCTTAATCTTTTTTCCACGGGAAGGGTTTTGGTCCACAATAGACTTTGTCAATTCGAGAATTAAGGTCTCAAATAAAAATGCTGTATTTCTTTTTTTATTGTGTTTTATTTTCATGTTCTTTTTCCAACTGGGCTATAAGTTTTTTAATCTCATGTTGGGTCTCCAAAATGATAGCATCCTCTCGGTTCTCCATGGATTCGCCGGTAGTGATGCGACCCTTTGATAATAAACCTAGTTCAGTGCTACCTTTAAATAGTCTCTTAGATCCGCCTAAGCCGTATGTTCCTCCAAGACTTTGCATATGCCTGTTCATTGCACCGTGCTTACGAGCATCTTTTGATAAATCAGTACGCTGTCCGGGCGGCTCCTCGCCGGCATCAGGTTCTGCCAACAGAGGTCCTGCCTCAACTTCGTCCTCAGGAGTATCGGGAGTATCGGTGTCTCCCCCTAGATCTCCCATCAAATCATCACCAGCGGTGTCGCCGGACATGTCTCCACCTACCTGTTCGGTACTGACCGCTTCCATAGCGGCGTTGTATCGGGCATCACCGATTTGCTCGACTTGGATTCTTTCAACCTCTTCAGTAGATAACTTAAAGACGTTTTGATAAACCCATCGCTTAGAAAACAGACCCTCTGTGGCATTGCCAGCAATTTCAAACTTAGTGCGCAGATGCTCTAATTCTTGCAACTCAGCAATCTTAGAGGGATTATTCAAATGCAACTTAAATGACAACAAATCGTTGTTGCGAAATCCTAATGTGAAAAGATGAATAATGCACATCTTCTCTAGTTCTGCAATGGCGACACGCTGGAGGCGTTGGATGGTCCGAGCAAATCGAATATCCTTCTGAGCCAGAGTAGTTTTATCTTCTTGGGCGTCCGACTGGGCCAGGTAAGCCTTAGGAATTTTTAGTGCTGAAAATAGCTTGTCTCGGAGATAATTTACATCGTCAATATCTCCGGTAAATTGACCTCCAGCCAGAGTTTCAATACGAGTATTATTGGCAGCGCCACGGACTGGGATATAAAAGTCCTCGTCCACGCTCATAGCATTGTATCGTAAATCTACCCGACCAGTCTCGTCATCAACAATCTGATTTCGCTTCATCTGGGTCTTAACCTGCTCAATATATTGCTCTACATCCTCAGGAGCAATATTACCTACATCAATGTAGAACACTCGGCGTTCAGGCGAGCGAACAATGCGATAAGCCATCATCGCATCTTCGAGCAACACTAATTGGCGCCAGATTCTACGAGAGGGCTCTAAGACGGAGGTTCCATAAGGCACATATTTATCGGAACCAAGTACTCGAAAATGAGACACTTGCCAGTTCTCAAACGTAACGCCCTTGTTTCCTTCGGCTTGTTGCCAAAAGAATTGAATGTAGTTAGGATTCGTAGGGTCCGTTCCCTCTATTCTCTCGATCTCACGCACCGGAAGGGGGATAACATTTGTGATTCCCAACTTATCGTCGATGTCCATGTACAAATAGTAGTCACCATACTTGCACATACTGCGTGTCCAGCCAAACAAGTTAGCTTCAACGTTCAATACCTTGTATAGAAGGGTAGTGATAATATCTTTAATTTCTCGGTTATGGCAGTCGATCTCAACGATAGGGTTAAAAACTGTAGAAGTAGTAATCTCATCTGCATAGATGTCCAGACCAGAAGCAATTTCAGGCATGTACTCCATTTGATCAAAATCCGTATATCGGATTTGCTTATTACGTGCCCAGAGGACTGAATTTGTCTGTCCGCTAAAAGGATTATAATATTCCTTCTTCTTGAATTCCCTACCCGTACTGCTCTTGAACGTGTACTTCGTCACGTCTCTTCGAGTACCTCGAATAACTGCTGGGCGGTCGTAGTCAACCATGGGTCCACTGAATAGACGAGTCAACCTCTTAAAAAGAGGAGAATCGGTATTCCGAGGATTATTAGTGTTATTATTATTGTTGTCTGCCATGTCTTATCCTTTAATTATCCAGCCGAGGTCATGAGTATTTCCATCAGTACCTTTGAAAGTTGATTCACCTTGTTTATAGCCGTGCTGTCCTTCTATTTTAGTGTTAAGTCGAGTACTTGATACTGAAATAGAAGTCAGCAATGCTTTTTTGAATTCAGTCTCCCGCTTATTAGTAGTAAGGGCTGTGTCCCTGACCCAACACCCAATCGAGGCGGCAATAACCAGATCATCATTGTAACTCCTCATGGATTGTGCCCTGCCATTGTGCCAAACAAAAGTCTTTATCTCGTTTGCTAAACGCAATGAATTAATAGTAATTAGTTTATTTCTGATGAATTCCTCAAACTTCGCAATAACAAGTGGTCGTGTTTTCATTGACATAGTAAAACCCGGAACTGCGCCAATTGCCTGTGCAGTAAGTTCATCAACATATTCATGAGTAGATTTTACACTATAATATAGATTTTTATACTCTAAATCTTGCAACCTACTCAAAACACCGATTCCCAGGGAATTATTCTCTACAATAAGCAATGCATTGTTGTATTCTACGCCCATGGAGTATAATAAAGGGGCAAACATATCAGGCGTAATTTTACCTTGATATTCTGCCACCTGTGTCATCGTGGTAGTCTCAAAAACGTGCCCCACACTAAAATCAGAACCATCGCCACGAGCCACATCGGCCACTAAGATATAATTCTTTGAAGGTTGCGGGGGCTCCCAAATCCAATAATTGCGGTCAAAACCAGTTTTGTAGGAGGGATCATGGGAGTTTTCCAAAATTACCTTTAAGTCATCGCCGTGGATAACAGTTTCACCCGAAGCATTAAAGTTGCACTCAAGTTCTTGTGCAATCTCTCGGCGTGACATGTTGCGTGTCTCTTTTTCAAACCACTCCTGGTCTCTGTCGGGATGCACATCCCACGGTAGTTTAATAGTATGAAAGGCGTTCTTATTTTCTTCGGCTTCGGTATAAGTCTTGTGAAACCAATTACCCACTCCATTGGGAGTAGAAAGAGCAATACAGCGTCCACCAGTAGATAAGGTGGGATAGAGACCAGCCCATAATTCTTCCATACCCTCAACAAAAGCAGCTTCGTCAACAACCAATAGCGACAGCGCCTCTGAACGTCCAGCATCGCCAGAAGTAGATGATGCCTTTACTTGAGATCCATTAGAAAGTTCAAAAGACTGTCGATTATCGATAGAAATTTCTGCAATCTTCAACCATGGTGGCAGATACTTGTGAATTGCTTTAATTTTCTTTACTAGATTTGTTGCTGTGCCGAGCTTAGTAGCAACTACTAAAACATTCTTATCTCGATGAAACAACATTAGCCAACAGACGTAAGCAGCAACCGTTGTGGAGATACCTAACTGACGGGCTTTCAAAATAACACTGAAGCGGTGATCTTTGAAGTCCTTAAGCGCCTCTTCTTGAAACCCGTACATGTCAAAAGAAATCAAACCCTCCATGGGGTGTGAAATCTTTGCATAGTTGTTACAAAAATAAGCAGGGTCTTTGCCACAGCGGATAATTTCCGCCATTGTTTCCCGCTTGTTAGATGGCATTAGGCCTCCGGAGTATCGGGATTTTTGCCAGCCTTATCATTTGAAGGTCTTTTCGATGATTCTTTGCTCAGGAAGTCTGTAAACTGCTTACGGTAAGTCTTAAAATCACCGGCGGTATGGTCAGAAGTTTGGCGCACTGAATCAACCTCATCAATGTTGCCAATATTATATTGTCGGCTAGCCTGGACCCATGTTCTGTACCGAGAGGTACCCTGAACCATGATATCGGCGTCTCCATCTTCCGTTAATTTGCATGACTCTTTCATGACTTTTTTATACTCTTTTTTCAAAAACTTTACGATGTCATTGAATCGTTCGTTTATCTCATTCTCAAAGCGGTTTCGAGGATGAAGTTCTTTCACCAGCATCTCACTTTGATAATTAATGACTAATTTGTTGGCTGCAAACTTTACAGCAAAACCATCGATAACCCGACTATCTAAAACAGGATGACCTGCTTCACGCTTAAGTCCGATCTCTTCATCGAGTTCTCCGCCGTCATATGCGTTTGCTGCGGCTTGGCTCAAACCTCTAATTATTTCTAATACAGATGCCATTTACTTTCTTCTCCTTAGGCATGTACTGATTTGTTCATCAGTTGGTCTCTTCCCGCTCATCCAGTCGTCCTCTCTACAAAAGATAAAATCGTAGTAACAAAGGCGGCAGGCTTTAAACCTATTCATATATAGGTCGTCTCGGGGGGAAAATGAATAAGTTTTACATACAGGACATGTGCGGTCTTGAGTTTTTTCTGTGCGGTGGGTTT